CCCTCCTGTCTTTTTTTGTGGCAAGAACGGCATAACGCCATTCCGTTATCAATGTCGAGTGCTTTTGAAAAATCTTTGTGAAGGCTGATTATATGGTGTGCCTCTATATTTTCATCGCTGTGGCATTCCTCACAAATTCCACCACTTCTTTCGATTACTGCTTTTCTCCATGCAATGTATTCTTTGCTTCTCCTGAACTTCCTTATCTCTTTAGTTACTCCGCCTTTCCAATTTCCATTTTTGCTGCCTCTGCGACTCAATGACATTTTAGTTCGTGTCCTCGCAGAGTGCTTTTTGCCATTCATCCTTGTAGGGTTAACCTCCAATACTCTGGAACCTATTTTCTTCTTTGTTTCCTCCGAATGGTTTAACCCCTTCATTCCATGCATAGGTATCTTATGTTTGCACATCCATTTATGAATTGTCCTTGGATGGCATCCAGCCATATTTGCCATTTTATAAATACTTTTCGTCTTATTGTATTGCTCAATAAGCCATTCTTTGTCATGGTAGATCTCTACTTTTCGCATTTCTCTCCCTCCTTAAAACAATCTTTCTCCCTCTTGGTAATAAGGACAGTTCCATTTAAATCCGCACGGTTTCTCTGGGTGGCTTAATATCTTTTCTGTTGTTTCGCAGTAAATATAATCTATCTCGTAGTCTGCGTCGCCGTAGTTTTGGTCTCCTTGAGGTCTTACGTATATGGTTTCTGTGTCTTTTATGGCATGCTTACATGTTCTGCATGCTCTTCTCGCTGGGTTTGCAAAGCACTTCTTTTCGTGGCTTACCGCGGAGCTCTTATTTTTATAAATCTTTTCGCAATACGAACAAGCGTACGCTGTGACTTCCTTCATCCGATGCGCCTCCCTTTTATTCTCTCTTCCGCCTCCTCTATGGTCAGCTGAGTGGTTATCCACAGAAGGAAGGTTTCAAAGTCCGTGAATTCCTCGGTCCATGCATTTCCGCACCTGGCAACCTGAGCCGAACGGCTGTATGCGTTGCCCTTATAATCAACATCAATTACATAATCGCTCGGGAAGCCCTGCGCCCTGTACAACTCTTTCGGTGAAAGCATTCTCAATCCGACATCTGATATAAAATAATCGATTCCGTTGACATTAAATATCAGAACTTCATCTTCTGCCAGGTGATACCCGCAATAGGTGTTGAGCATTTCCCTGACCTGTGGCCAGAACTTCATATCGGTATTGGGTTTGTATTTTGCAAGGTAACAAAATACTTTTCCAAATTCTCCGGCTGATGTGGTTATTGTCCTCAACGGGTTATTTATGTTCTGCCCTATATCCTGACCTTTAAATTCGGTGATATGTGTTGCACAAAGTGAGTTGTGGTCTATGGCAGTTACGGTATTGAGCGGATTATTAACATCCGAACCGGCACCCTTATAATTACCGTCATAGTATTTTGAAATATGTACGGCGGTGAGGGCTTCACGGTCTCTGGTTGTTATGGTGTGAAGCGGAACATCGGAGGCTTGCGTCTGGTCGTCGCCGGAGTAATACTTTGTCAAAATTGGAGATAACAATCCATACCTATTTGAACCGTCAACCGTCAGCAATGGATTTTCAATGGCTTGTCCTCTCGTATAATCACTCTGCTCGGCGTGATACTGAATGAGGGCAGGGGTACACAAATACTGCTTATTTGAGCTGACAACTGTTGAGAGGGGATTTTCAATATCCTGTATTCTCGGTAGTTGACCTTTTCTTTCTCCATATCCGATAGTGACAAAAAACGGACTTGACGACTTAATAAAGAACTTATCAATGCCTCTTGCAACCCGCTTCATTGTGTTATCTGCAAGCGGTCTGACGGCTCTTAAACCGTACTTGTCCTTAATCGCCTGTGAACTGTCAAAAATCGAGGGGCAGGGAAGTGACCAGTCAATAATCTCTGCGGCTGCAACCCACGGTTTGAGCTTTCCGCTTTTAACCTCTGCACTGTCTGCCGGTGCATGAGTGCGCTCCGGCCATACAATCGGCTTGCCGTCACAACGGGCAATGAGTACAAATCTCTTTCTTGTTGTGGGTGCGCCGTAATCGGCGGCAATCAGTTCACGGTATTCGATTTCATACCCTAGGTCTCTGAGCTGTGACAGCCATTTTTGAAATGTCTGTCCTGATTTTGACTTTATCGGCTTGCCTTTACGGACGGGTCCCCATGTCTGAAATTCTTCAACATTCTCAAGAATTATTACTCTCGGCTTGACGGTCCCTGCCCATCTTAAAACAATCCATGCAAGCCCTCTGATGTTTCGGTCAACAAGTGCCGCCCCTTTTGCCTTGCTAAAATGTTTGCAGTCGGGGGAGAACCATGCAAGCCCCACAGGATGTCCTTCACAGATTTCAACTGGGTCTACATTCCATACGCTTTCTTCATAGTGCTGCGTGTATGGGTGATTGGTTTTGTGCATGAGAATTGCCGCAGGGTCATGATTAATTGCTATTGTTACTGGTCTGCCGGCTGCAAGTTCAATTCCGGTTGAAGCGCCGCCGCCTCCAGCAAAGTTGTCAACTATTATTTCATCAAAAAGTGAAAGCTGGGGTGAAGCTGAAATTGTCATGTAGTTGTTGAGCCTCCTTTATTATCGTGCAAGTGCGATGGAAAGATAGTCGCATACATTTCCTACGGTCTGTAGGATTGTCAGCATCGCTTCTGACGGAATGATGTTGTACCCTCGTTTGCCTTTGTTTGCCTGCCATCTATCCCAATACTCGATTACCATGTGCCCGTCTATGACGTAATATTTTCTGGTCGGTATGATATTGCATACTATGAAACTATACTCACCGAGCGGCAGTGCATCTCTTATGTAATCGATTTGGTGAGGTTCGATATACTTTAATGGCAGACCGTTTATGTCTTCGCTTTCTTTGGCATCAAAGCTGACGGAGATTCCGCCTATTGCTGTTCCTCGAAAGTCGACTGTGCTTTTTTCTTCGGGAAATGCCGATATGATGTTCTTGCCGCTGCGTATGACCTTCCACGGGGTTGATATCTTCTGAATATTTGCAATTCCCTTAGATTTGTAAAGCTCATTCTGATAGATTATCAGCTCTTCCAACGCACGGCCCTTGTTTGCCATTTTGGGGTTGTATCTGGAATTTGAATCGGAGTATATTGAGTTACCCACAGTTTTTCATCATCCTTCCGCACCCTCTCTGATACATTACTGCCCACTTCCTTTGAGCCTGTTTTTTTCGCTGTGCAATGCATCTATCGCAGTAAAGGCTTTCCTTTCGAGAGAGAAATGTTGCTCCACATCGTTTACAATATTGCTCTTTGATTCGCGAGAATGATGTGCAGCTGTCGCAACTTGATTGACCAGATTTACAGCCTGTAATATCGCTCCAATTCATGCACATATCCTTTTGCCAGTAGTCTTTATACTCTTCTGCAACGGGGCTTATTTCCCTTGCTCTTTGCAAAAGCAGGTAAGCCAGCATACTTACATTATCCTTTGCGCCATTCCGCTCTTCTACGGTCATACAATTCATCTGATATAGTTTCTTTTCGGGTATGTTATCGCCAAACTTGCCATCACAAATGTAAGCTCTTACTTTGTCAAGGCTCTCTGTAACATAAAACCGATAAATAAAACCTCTGATGGCCTTCACCGATTTGTCCGGGATCTGATTATGAATTGCTTCATAGTTGTATCCTGACTTAATAAGCGAGCTGAGAGTGTTAATCTGTTGTTCAGTCCAAAGATTATGATTATCCGCTTTTACCGGGCGTTCCTTGATTTTAAGATCCGAACATCTTTTTTGAATGGCCCCTACGGTTCTCATTAGCATTTTTGAGATTTCTGTGTATGAGTATTTCTGCAATGATAATAAATGCTTTAAACGGTCATCCTCTTGTTTCGTCCATGGAGTATTTTTGTATGTAATTGCTTTTTGAAAATCACGGCTTCGTTTTTGCTGTACCCAATCAGGTTCTTCACCAAGTGCATATTTTTTAAATCTTGAAAAGTCGAGAAATGCCTGGTTTTCATATGCCCATTTCCAAAAATCATGTAGATATACAATTCTGAATCTATTCTTGTTGCAAAGTTTGTTTTTAACAGGAAAGTTGCGATTTTTTATCCATGATGTTAGCATATATCTGCCTCCGCCAGTAATACCCAAAGCAAGACGAAGCTGATTAAAGGTTACATAGTCCCCGTTATCTAAAAAAGCTCCCAGCCCAAGCCTTCGAGCCCTTACTATTATTGCATTCTCACTTCTGTTCAGCTTTTGGCAAATGCAAGGTATAGAGACTGTTCCCCAATTTGATTCAAGATAGTCAATTTCATCCGCTGTCCAGTTTCTAGCCTGTCCCATTTGCTGTACCTTCTTTCGGTGTTGGATTATTCATTTACAACACCTCTGTAATCTTCCCACGCCATGGTAACGCATAATGTACACTCATGCAGGCGGCTCACAATTGCCTTGATGTTTAAGTTGTCACAATTTCTAGGCGTGAGGCGGTTTATCAGCATATCCTCCGAGTAATTTGTGGTTATTATGGTTGGTTTCATGTTTTCGTATCTATCGTTGATTATTGCGGTTAAAACAGCTATTGCCCATTCTGTGCACTGCTCTTTTCCCAAGTCGTCAATCACCAGCAAATCCGCTGATTTGAAAATTTCAATCGCCTCATATTCGCCGATGCCGGAATCTTCATCATATGCCCGTTTGATGTCTGCCAGTAGGTCAAATGAGGTTCTAAATATGACTGAGAATCCGTTCTTTAGAACGCGCTGCGCTATTGACACAGCAAGATGAGTTTTGCCAGTTCCGTATGTACCCTCAAAATAAATACCTTGTCCTTTTGCGGCGTAATCGCTGAAATGTTCGGCGTAATTAAGAGCAATTTCAAAGGCTTTTTGATTTTTTGACGTTAAGATATAGTTGTCAAACGTCCTGCTTGCAAAACGCTTTTTTATGCCTGCGCGGGAGATAAGTCGCTCGATTCTCGCGGCTTCTATTGCCTTTTTTTTTGCGTCATTTTCTTCTTCTTTTTTTCTTGCCTGTTCAGCGTCGTACTGTTCCCAAAAAGCCCTCGCGCAGTCACATGTACAACGCTGTGGGTATTTGCGGTTCCACGCTACTACACGCCCCGCAAAAACAACCGCCTCATAATATAGGGTTTTGCCGCAGTATTTGCATTCCGCTGGCGACGGCGGCTCATCACTATACAGGATTCCGAGCTCTATGACCTCCGCGCTTGAATAAAAAACTTTCGGTTTATTTTCTGCTGCCTTTAAAATTCCTCCAGTCTGCGCATCCATCAGACAGTTCACTCCTTTCATCTGTGCTTTTTTTAAGCGGGAACAGACCCTGCCATCCGTTAAACACTGACTGATTAAGTATCTGCCTCTGCTTCTCAAAATCGTTTGGCGCTAATTCATTTAGCTTTTTAATAGCCAGCTCCATTGCTTTTTCGGTCATTGGCTTTTTAATTGCTTTTCGCATATCAATAAAAGCGTCCCATTCGCTCTGAATCGCTTCCGGCACTATATATGTTTTATTTTCCTTTACTTTATTTTTCTTTACTTTACTTTGTGGGTTTTCCATACTTTTAACGGGGTTTTCCATACTTTTAACGGGGTTTTCCATATGGAAAACTGAATTAAAGGCAATCTTTTGATAAACACTGGCCGGAATTTCATTTTTTTCCAATAACCAGTATTCTTTAAAAATTGGTATGTCAAGACGGTTTGTACTTACTATTCGTAAATATCTCCGTTGGATACCTGCGGAAGTTATTACACCGAACATCTCAAAGACACCCATATCAAATATTGAACGTCTTAGACACCCGTTTAAAACCTCGCTAACCAATTTTGGACTGCAACCATCTCCGACACCTTCCGACATCAGGAAACAATCGTCGTTATCCCAGGCCTTATAGTATCCATTTGTTTCATACACCGCGTTAATTAGCTCCAATGCTATATAAACGCCTTTAATTCCAAATTCAGCTTTAATAAGCTTGAATTTTTTATCCCTGAAAAGCCCCACATCAAGCGGCCAATAATCAATGCCGTCTTTAAGAGGCCTTGCCAAAATATCACCCCTCAATACGCAAAATTATTAATTTCATCAGCTTATACAAAATGCGTCTGACTGTTTTTTTACATAATGGAGTTGACTTTCGGCGGCAAATCGTTCACTTCGTATCTGTTCAGTAACTAGATGCGCTATATACTGCGGCCTAAGCCGCAAGCCCTCTGCGTCGCCCTCACGCTGAATGATTCTCTGCAGCTTGTCCATAGCCGGAGGTATGGCGGCCATGATTTCATCCTCTGAAACAGATGCCCCAATTTCATTAGTAATCAGAAACATCGAATTGGCTATTGTTCTTTCCTCGTATTCCATTCTTTTCCCTCCTTTTAAATTTTTCGCAATAGTCATCAGTTGGGGTACAGCCTCGCAGTTCATCTTCTAAAATGTTATAGCAACAAGCGGTGTTGCTCCAGTCCATTGAAGGGTCATCGCAACCGTTGGCCGCACGCCGATAATGACAATTCTTGCAAATTTTTTTTATTTTCCATGCACTCTTGAGAGGTGTAGGAGGCTTTGCGGTTAGCGAAGAAATATATCTCTTTCTCTGGTATTCATTAATCTGCTCTCGATGTTCTGCTTGGTATTTTTTTTGGTATTGTCGCCTTTCTT